CTAATGTTTCTTGTGCAATAATAATTCCGCCTTTAGTTTCTTCTTTAACTTTAAACGGCATAACAAGTATACGCCACCCAGTAGGGTTCGGTAACTTATCTAAACTTGTTTCTTGAGTTTCTTCTTTGGCTGCGTGCTTTGCTATTTTTTTCGCGTCTGCTTCAGCGTTATATTTATCTTCTAATGCGTGTGACTTTGTCATCATCTGGTTCTGGCTCCTTTGGTTTAAGCAGGTTAGAGATTTCCTGTTTCATTTGATCCACTATGTGGATCTTTCCTATAATATAGTTATATTTTTCCATACTGTCAACACCGCCACCAAGTATTACTTGGGCGTTGTTTTCCATAAGTTCGTTAAGCAACTTTTGTATTTTATATACTATGTGTACTGGGTCTATTTCGGTTTCTTGCATTTATCAGGTTCTCCTAGTGAAGTCCAAAACTCATCTAGAGCATTGGGCTTTTCTTGTTTACAACATTCCCCCGATTGTCTTTTTTCTTCTGTGTGACAGGCACACGTGTCTTGTTCTTGCATCTTCTTTCCTCCCTTTGTCTAATAGATTCTTTATATGAAAGTTCTAATAGTTTATTTTGGTGCTCCCAGTAATCATGAAAATCAACTGGTTTCACTTCTTCTTAAATATATCTGCGCCCTTCAATCCGTATATCGATGCGACCACGCCGATAAATAACGATTGGTACCAGAAAGGCAAATTACTAAACTTGTCAAAAAAGATATCTAACTTCTCTTGTATGTTTGGATCATCTGAAAACACCGACCAAATCAATAAAACCACAGGGGCGCTCACAAGCAAAAGCACGAACTCGTCTTTCCATCCTTTGTCGTTTGATTGCCGTACTTGCGCCTGATACTCAACTTCACCACTAGCCATTTTTTGGGCATGCAGTAAAGCAGCATCAGACATAAGTATCTTAGCTTTTTGCTTATTAGCAAATATAGCTGAGCCAGTTTTTAATACTGTTGGTAAAAGTGATAACCACATTTATGTTATGAAAATATTGCGATTATGATTACAGCAACTACAACGCCAGCGATAACTTTTTTCTTAACGCTTAGTGCAGTCCATTTTGCTTTTAAAGATTCAATCATTTAGATCTCCTTTTTTAGTTTTTTGAATTATATTACTTTTTTATTAAAAAGACCAGATTATTTTTGTCTATATAAAGTACCAATTCCATTAGACATTGGACCGAACATTGGTGGTAATTGAGATTGTTGCACAGATCCACCCATGTTTAAATTTTGTTGACGACCTAAGAATGATAATGGATCAAAATTAAATATAGGATTGGTTGCTGTGCCGTCATAATTAAACATAGGTCTATCTAAAAATGATTGGTTTTCAACTTGTCCAAGAACATCAGCGTTAGTGTCTGTGTCTTCATTATTTATTAAACCTGCTAAGCTTAATCCAGCAAGACCTAAACCTATAGGTGTTTTTTTGCCAAACGGGTTTTTAGTAAAGAAGTTTTTTGTGTCTGTTTTAAAATTTCTTGGAGTCAAGTTGCCTAATGTTTGTGTTGGTGATTTAAATGCACCGGCGCCTTTAAAAGGACTTCCGGTAGAAATCCCTGTGCCTGAAGTTTTACCAAAATTACTAATCTTTAAATTTCTAAATTTAGGATCTTTAAAATTTATAGGTGGGTTTAAAGATAATCGCGGAGAAGGTAAAGCTAGTCTTGGGTTTGGTTTTGCTAAAGACAACATTCTAGGGTTTAATTTAGATAACGGATTTTTTCCAAGAACCTGTCTTGCAGCTAAAGCAGTATCCCCTAAAAGATCAAAAGCATCGTTGTTAATACTTAAATCGGGACCTTGTGTTAATTCTTGATCAGCAAATGGATCAGTAGAAGCTTCGTCAAATATTTGGTCAAACACCGTTCTGTCTGCAATCTCAGGTGTGCTCATAATACGTAATCGCGCATCCTCTTCTGGGGTTAATCCTAACATGTCTGTTGTAGTGAAATCTTTGTTTATACTATCAGGTTTACCAAATAATCTTGACAACATATTAATTCCACTTGGTAACGTCTTTGCTATATTTTTAGTTCTAGCTATATCTTGCCCTGCTTGTGGGCTTTTAAAAATAGATCTAAAAGAATTTAAAATACCCATGCCGGTAGTAGGGTTCATACCTAAAGCTTGATTTATATTTCTTCTTGAATTTAAACCAGAAGAACTCGCAAAGTCACGTCTAGAATTACCAGACAACGTTCCTAGCTCTCGTATTTCATTTGGAGTTAAAGAACCTCTAGCAACCTCGTCACCAAACATACTTTTACCTAAAGCTGTTCCAGCAAAACCTTGTCGTACATTTGTCGTGTTTCCAACTCTTGGACCTAGACCAGCGGCTGCTGCTGCTGGATCTTTTTCTATTTGTGAAGCAATTTTTTCCGCTCTACGCTCTGCAGCTGATTTTTTATTACCGCTACCGGTTTTATTAGAGCCAGACTTATCTGCCGCTTTACTACTTCTACGTCCGCCTTTACCTTTTAAAGCCATTAGTTCCCCTGTTCTTTAATTTGTGCTTGCATATTACTTATACCACTTTTTGCTAGTGAAACGCTAGCCCTAAGTTTTTGATGTTTGTCATTTTCGTCAATTTTAGTTTCTGTAAGGTCACGTTGCTGTAACATTTTAGCTCGTTCTAGATTTAATTTTTCTTCACCTTCTTCTTCTTTGCGTTGTTCTTCTCTAGCTTTTAAATCTATTTCCCTGTCTTTTAGTTTAAGTAAAGGGTCATTTTCTATTTGGTTTAAGACTTCTCGTTCTGCTGCTGCATAGTCTTCCATAAATTCTGCTATTAATTGTGACTTTCTTGCTTCCATACCAACCTTCATTTGCTCACCTTGTTTTTGCATTTGCATCATTTGTGGGTCTTGTTGTGCTTGTGGTCCCTTTTGTTGCATCATTTGTTGCATCATTTGTTGCATTTGGTTCATTTGTTGTATTTCTTTGGCAAATTCTACCTCTATTTGCTCACCCGCCATCAAATTTATGTGTTCCATGCAGTTTGTTTGCAATTTCATCAACGCTTTAGGGTTATTACGCGCCATAGTCGTACCCATAAACTGTAAATGCGCCCGCATGTGCGCTTGGTGGTCTTGTTTTGGAAAAGCTTGGAATTTTTTACCTGCTAAACCCATAATATTCTCACTTGCCGGATCCATCGGTTGCATTGGTGCCGGTGGTGGTAGTAAAATGTCTACATCTTTAACTCCAAGAGCTTCATACATATGTCGATAAGCATGATAAATGTTGTGCAAGTCTGGATTTGACATTGCCATTTGTAATTCTGTCTGTGCAATTTGTATTCTTTGTGATTGTGAAAAAATATTTGGATCTGCAATTGGTATAATGTCGACACGTTCGTCAAAATCTTGTGCAAAGATTTCACGTTTACCACCAACAATATCATAAGGATACTGTTTTGGTAAATAAGTAGCAAAAGCACTTGCCATTAACATAAACTCACATTTCATACCTTGGTATAAACGCTTATGTATTGCTGACATAACCCGCGATCCGCGTTCCAAGAGCGCGACTGTCGTACCTACTGCTGCGGATTGATTGCCGTCACCGACCTGCATATCCGCGATACTTGCAAAACGCTGACCTGCTTGTACAACAACTCCCATTAGTTGTAGGAGCGTGGCGCTCGGCTCTTTAAACGGTAATGGCATAAACGCATCACGTAAATTGCCGCCAGGAGCGTCAACATCTCTAAACTCGCCGGGTTGTAAAGGTTGCGCTTCATCGCGAACTCTAATCCCACGTTGTTTAAATCCAGATGGTAAATTAGATAACGTACCAGCATCAAGTAATTGTCTTAACGCTGCAGTTGCTGTTCTTGATAAGCCACCAATCATGTGGATTAGACCAAAACCATAAAAACCAAGTCCTGGTAAAAATTTAAAATGTACAAAATAATCTTTACGTCGTTTTAATTGATCTTGCGCACCATAGTTTCTTCTAATGGCTAAAACTTCACCTGCTTCATCATCAATAGTTACAATGTAAGGTAACTTAATACCGGTCTCTTCGCCGGATTGTAAATTTTTATCTTCAAAACCTTCTAAGTCTAATTCAACATGGCATTCTAATAGCGTATGCATTTCATTATAAGCACCAGCACTAACGCCACCAAGTTTATCTTTAGCTTCTTGGATATCAGTTGGTGAATCACTAGGTTCCACTAGTTCTATATCACGATAGAAACCGCTAATTTGTTGTTTACGTAAATCATTACCAGACATTTTAAGAACGTGAACAATAGTGTCAGCGTCTTCTAATGAAGTTGCCGTGTAAGGTACGACTAATTCTTCTGCCGGTACAAACTTAGAAACGGTACGTCCTAGCACCGAATCAAAATAAACTTTTTTAAATGTAGAACCAGCCAGTGGTAAGTTAAATAACATTTGGTCAAACTCAGGTTCATACTCTTTCATCACATTCATAATCTGATGATTCATAAAATCTTTGACCCGTTGTGCTTGCTGTTCTTTTGGTGGATCTACTTTACCTAAAATCTGAGTTCTAACTGGTCCGCCTGCAGGCAATAATTCTTTGTAAGCTAGTGCTTGGAATTGGGTAACGGCTTCTGCTAATACTGGGTGGGTAGCGCCGGATGCGCCTTGAAATGGTTCTGATCTATTTTCATATTTAAAACCTAACAGGTCTAAACCTTTTAGATAACCATCTTCCCAATCAGAACGTGACGATTTCATTTCATCGTAAGACTCTTGTAGTTCAGAAGCAACCGCGGTCAGCGCGCCGTCGTCCATGAATTCTGCTAAGTTGGCTTCGTGCTGTTCGCCACCTTCCATGCCGCCAGCATTGGGATCAAAATCTATTTCGGCACCGCCGTCTTCCATCATCTCAACATTGACGTCACCGCCTTCTTGAAATTCTTGTGGCATCGCCACATCTATATCTTCATCTAAAATTTCTAAATCCTTAGGGAGGGAATCAACACCTTTTTCTATTTCAGCCATTAGTAATATGTCCTTTGTTGTTGTGGCATTGGCTCATCCTCATAGTCATCAGGATGATCGACAAAGCCGCCTTGTCTAAATCGCATTACTGCTTGAGTCATACTATCCACTAAGTCATCGTGTTCACCTAATGGAAATGCTGCGCATTCCTCAATC